GTATTGGTTGGCGCGTCCGGTTTAATAAAGATTGTCGGCGACATTAAGTTAGTCAATCGCTTGTTAAAACGTGCTTTCAATTGTTACGGCGACAAAGAGGTTTGCAAATTGCGCCGAGGCGTTAAAATCACTTTCTATTATCAGTAAACAACGACGGGGCGTTTTCCCCGGAACAATATAAATTTTCAATCATGGCAAAGTACATTTTAGTTAAGAAAGTAAAGGGAAAGAAATACGAGTACCAAGTTATTGACGTCGATAGTAAAGCGATTGTTTCAAAAAGAACGTCCGCCCGTGAATATGTTGCGTGTACCGCCGACGGGTCGTTTTATTTTGGGCGTTTGGATTTAATCGGCAAAGGCGACCACGGCAAACGGTTAAGCCATACAGCGGAAATATTGGCGAACCCGGAAAAGGCATACAAAAAAATGGTTGCTTATTTCACACCGGATTATCGTAAACAATGGATTGCCGAGAACCCCGCCGAACAATGGATTGCCCGAAATGTTGAATATGCGAAAAAGGAAAAAGAGAGATTAAACGCAATTGCGTATTTGCAGTAATAACCAAGCCGGGGGCGCAATCCCCCGGCATAATCATTTAGAGCGATGAATAAAACAAAGCGTTACCGATTAAGTCAAGAAATGTATAAGATAATCCAAAATGCAAACGGCGGGTTATTTTTGCTTTATACCCGGCACAATCCCGGCGATGTGTTGAGCCTATTATTAGATGGCAACGATATTGGGTTGATGTGCCGAGTTGAGAGCCGACACGACTTATATTATAAGTATTGCAAAGTAATTACGGAGGGCGAACAATGAGCCGTAACAGAGAGCGACAACAAGAATTGCAGCCGGGGCGGGTCGATTACGCCCGTACCCGGTTGGAGGCGTTGGGCTATCCGGTTACGGAGGTCAACGCCACAACCTTACAATTTACTTTCCGGGGTTCCCCGGTTACATTATACCCGTATTCCGGTTGGTTTACCGGGCGCACCATTACCGATGGACGGGGAATTAAGAACCTATTAAAACAAATACCTATGCGATTTGCATTAAGAAAACAAGAAAAGATAAAAGCGTATTTTGAGCCAAACGGGGACGAAATGTTGAACCGGATAAAAGAAAGTTTAACCCGGTATTTTTCCGCCGACCGTTCGGATTTCCCGGAGGGGTTCCGGGATATTGAAAGCGATTATAACCAATTGCCGGGGGAACCGTACCCGACTATTGCAATAAACGACGTCGGAAACCCAAACCGTATGATTGAGTTCTATGTTACCGGGAAACAATACGACGTTTACCATGTTGCGTTTAAGGGATTTACAAAGGGTTAATATATGGGAATGATAAAAAGGAATTGCGACAATTGCGGCAAAGAATACAACGCCGATACCCGGAATTTACGCCGGGGTTGGGGACGTTGTTGTTGTAAGAGTTGCGCCGCCCAATTGAGGGAAAAGAATAAACCCGGATATAACCCGGAACGGGTCGCCGTAAATAATGCACGTCGGGAATGTTGGACGGATTGCCCGGAACCGGAACGTTACCCGTTGAGCTATGACGGGGCGGATTTCGACCAATGGGGGGATTGTGAATTTGGAATACATGATTAAAAGAGAAACCCCCGACGCAATGAAGTAACGCCGGGGGTTGATACGCAGTAACCGAGAGCGATGTTGTAAGGTTATGCGGTGCAACCAAATTAGTGCTTTTTATCTGTATTACAAGCGTCCAACATGAATAAATAAAACTTTCAAAGGTTTTATTTTTGGTAATACAAATATTATTTATACATTTGCAGAAACAAAAACCCACCGGGGGAGTACCCGGCAAAGATATGAGAATAAAAGAGAGCGATTTATTAAAAAAATTGGCGACCGATAGCGGGAAAACAGCCAACCAAGTTGCCGAAATTATCATTTCGGAATTACTCAAAAACAAAGTTATTGAGGACACCCCGGAAAATTGGGGCGTTTCCGTTTTCGATGCAATAAACGAGGACGTAACCGAGGAACAAACCGCCAATTGTTATGCGGCTATTTCCGAGGCGTTGGGCGTGTATCTGAAACGGGTATATTTCATTGTCCCGGATTTGGATTTAATGGGTAACGACGATTGCCCGGAATGCGGCGGCGAAATGGAAGTTACCGACGGGGAATATAAACAGACCGGAGGCGACGGATATTTGACCCCGCCGGAATATACCGCAATTTGGGAGGAAATGACGTGTACGCATTGCGGACACAAAGAGAGCAACGAACCGAGTTATTAACAATAAAAGACTAAAGAAATGGCAGAAATGACGAAATTAAGAGTAAACGAGGCAATCGCACGGGCGCAAACCGCCGGAATTAAAATTTATAAAAAAGAGGTTGCCGCCCGGTTATGGGAGGGACGCACCGAAAGCGCACAACAAGTTAATATGACTAACTTATGTAACGGAACGACTAAACAGATACGCCTGGAATGGGTCGTTATCATTTGCGAAATGTGTAATTGTACCCCTAATTATTTGTTTGGTTATGAAGAATAACGGGTTACAATGGTTTGAACGCATGGCGGACGTTATGTTTTCCGATAGGTTCCAAGCGAAAGCGATTATTGCGACATTTGGTACGTTGGGCGTTGTTTGTCTGATTGGCGCATTTTGGAACCCGTGGCAATTGATGTTTGCGGGTCTGTGTGCCGCAATGGTATTATGTGGATTTTCAGAATTAAAAAAGAGTAGAAAATGAGAGCGAACAAAAAGAAACCGGAAAACCCGGTACAAAAGACGGTTGAAAGTTTGGGAGCCGTTCCCGCCGACCAATTCCCGGAAATTACCGAGGAACAACAAATAATCCCACCGTTTGAAGCGGTCGAGGTTGAACAACCAACCGGAATATTTGAGATATTGCCGGGCATGACGGTTGAGGAAATGACGGCAATGTTTTTTGATGAAAAAACGTTGATTGAACCCCCGTATAAGGTTTGGCAATTGAATAGTAAGGGACACCGCTATTATTACCGATACGACGACAACGGGAACCCGGAGTTTTTCCCGTCGGTTACAACGATATTGTCCCAAACGTTACCCAAAGCCCCGCACTTGATACAATGGATTGCCAACAAAGGCATTGAGGAAGCGGAACGATACAAAGGCGAACGGGCGGCGTATGGTACGTTTATGCACGCCGCATTTGAGGAATTATTAATTAACCGGGCTTATGATTTGGACGGGTTAAAAGGCAAACTAAAAGAATATATTGAGGTTTACCGATTGCCGGACGATTTTATATATTATGCCGACGATTTGAAAAAGGACGTATTGGCGTTTGCTCAATTCGTATTAGATTACAACGTGCGCCCGTTGGCGGTTGAAATTGCTTTAGTGCATCCATATTACAAGTATGCCGGAATGATTGATTGCCCGTGTACCATGTTGGCAAAGATAGGCGGCGACGAACGTATTAACGCAATCGTCGATTTTAAGAGCGGACGCAAAGGATTTTACGAGGAAAGCGAGATACAATTAGGGATGTACCGGGATATGTGGAACGTCAATTTTGAGCAATTCCCCGTTACCCGTATTTTCAATTTCAGCCCGAAAGATTGGCGCAAACATCCGTCGTACAATCTGAAAGAACAAACGGATAGCCCCAATATACGGAAAATCCCGTATCTGTTAGAGATTGCAGCAATTGAGGACGAAAAGAAAGACAATATGTTTACGTCGGTTAATGGTATGGTATTGTTGGATAACGCCCCGGATTTGACCCAAAACGTAATATCGTTATCGTTGGCAGAACTGATTAAAACGAAAGCCCCAAAGGAGGCGACCCCGGACGAAAATACGGACGCCGCCGAGAAAGTCAAGGCGGATGCACCGGAACCGGAAAAGGAGCCAAAGAAAACAACCATTGTTAAACGTGCGCCCAAAAAGGCAAAGGAGCCGGAAAAGAAAGCCGCCACGGGCAAAACGACCGCAAAGCTGGGTAATACCACGGAAAAGAAAGAAAAGCCCGCAAATGAGCCTAAAAAGCCCAAAAACGAGAGTAGGGAAAAGATGTTGAACGACGACCCCGAAATTTGATTGTTATGAATATAGTATATTATGCAGTTGATAAGGACGGACGGGCAATTATACATACGGAAAAACCCGAAAGATGTACACAGGATTTTGATAGCCCCGTTTGGATTGATGCGGTTGAGTTATTGGGAGAAATACCCCCGGAATTATCGCATATAAATTGGGAAAATTCGCCCGTTAAATTAGAGTTAAATATAAAAGTTGTTGAATGATGAAAGGAAGAATAAAACGACCGGAGGCGCAACAATCCCGTTTGATTTTGCCCCGTGTCGGTCAAATAAAAATCGGTATGAAAAACGCAAACGGTTATCCGCAAAGCGTTGATTACTTCATACCAACGGGAAAGTATGCCGGATTATTTACGCAAGCATACGGCGAAAAGCCGCAAACAATACAAATTGTTTTCCCGGACGACGACCCGGCAAAAGTATGTAACGAGCGTTACGAATACCGGGACGACGACGGGCGATTGATTGCGGCGGGCGATGGCGATACGTTCCAAGTATGGGACGGAAAGAAATACGAAACGTTGACAACGGAAAAGTACCCAAATTTAATGCAGTCAATAACGAAGCGTTACCCGAATAAAAAGAGCCGCCAACCGGATTGCGACGGTTGGGAGGTTACATTAACGCTAAACTTTATTGTTCCTTTGGTTCGTGGGGTTGCCGGGGTTTGGCAATTCGCCACAAAAGGCACGGCGTCCACAATTCCGCAAATTCGGGAAACGTTCGACGGTATGTTAGCGGAACGGGGATTTTGCAAAGGCATTATATTTGATTTGAATGTACAATTTGCCACGACCCAAAAACCGGGCGACCGTTCCCGTTTTCCCGTCGTGTCGTTGGTTCCCAATGAGAGTGCCGACAATGTTTTGAAAGTACGCAAGGCGTGGGAACCCGTTAAAGAATTGGAGGGCGGCAAATAATGGGACGAAAATTTGAAATAGAGATTAACGATACAATTATTGTTAATCATACAGAGATAAAAGCCATTAAAAGGACGGGTTGGCAAGGTTGTGAAAGTTGTTATTTTCATAAATTCCCCGGTTCATGTAAACGGTTCCCGTGTAATGC